GACGACGATATTATCAAAACTGAAGAAGGCTTAATATTTAATCCATTTAACCCATTAAATATTAAGATTACATTAGATGATGTCCAAAATCTTCTTTCAAAATACGGAATACCGCCAACCATAAACAATATGGCGCTTTATGAGCGTGCATTCGTCCATCGCTCTTATACAAAACGCCCTAATTTTGAAAATATCGCCCAAAATATCACGATAGTAGAACGACCACCAGATTGTATGCCGCTAAGCAGTAAATCCAATGAACGTCTAGAGTTTTTAGGCGATGGCATTTTGGAATTGGTCACAAAATATTATTTATATCGCCGTTTTCCTAAAGAAAACGAAGGGTTCATGACAGAAAAGAAAATCGCCATTGTCAAGAATGAAGCGATTGGTAAAATTGCACTTGAAATGGGTCTACACAAATGGTTAATCATATCTAAACATGCAGAGGAAAAGAAAATCCGTACTAACTTGAAAAAGTTAGGTTGTCTATTTGAGTCCTTTTTAGGTGCTCTTTTTCTAGACTTCAATAAAATCAAAGTCACCGATCAAGATGGCTGGTTTCAATCCATGTTTGTCACAGGCCCTGGATTTCAAATGGCGCAAAAATTCGTGGAAAATATTTTTGAAAAACATATTGATTGGATTTCGCTCATCACCAATGATGACAATTATAAAAATATTCTACAAGTGAAGATTCAAAAAGAATTCAAGGTAACTCCACATTATTTAGAAATTGAACATGATGCCGAATTGGGATATAAAATGGGTGTTTATTTGTGTCTAGGACAACCTATTCATAGTGTGAATCATCACAACTCAGTACACATATCATATTTTAAAACATTCAAATCTATACATGATTATGTTGCAGAAAATAGCAAAATATTTTTATTTATGGGAGAAGGTCAACATAAAATAAAACGAAAAGCTGAACAAGTTGCTTGTAATGAGGCTATTAAATTTATTGAAGAAAACAATGGAACTATTGATATTGCTAATTTTGTAGAAATTGGTGATTTTGTTGAAGAATAAATCTAAAAGCATAAATTTATTCTATTTGAAATATATAAGCACTAACAAATGAATCCTTTAGAAAAATTAAAACAAAAATTAATGGCAAAACCTACAATCAATGAATTGAAGCCTGTTGTAGTTGCTATTCAAGGAGAAACAAAAATAAAACCGATAAAAACAACCAAACAAGTTGAAAATCAAACTGAAAAAGAAGAAGGTGAACTAAGTGAAGATATTGAAGAAGAACTTGTATCTGGAACCAAAATGATTGTAATAGACGAAACAAACAAAGATTATAATCGTAGTGATTTTTTGACAAAATTGGCTGAAAATAAAAAAATAAAGGTAAAAGTGAAACCCATTATGAAACTGGTTGAAGCAAGTAAACAAACCGAGCCAATTGTATCGCCTATACCAGTATCAGAAAAACAGTCTGTTAAAAAGGCAAGGAAAATTACAAAAAAACCACTTATTATTGAAGGTGATGAAGATGTAGAAAATATTGAGGAAAATGAAAATAACAATAAAGAACGTGCTTTGGAAATCATTGCAGAAGAACTTCCACAAGAAGAAGCGATTGCATTAACTGAAAAAAAAGAACCAGCCAGGAGGGGCCGCACAACGAAAAAGGTAGAAAAAGGTATTGCAGTTTTGGGCCCAGAAAATGTCGTAGAAATTGGCGACACACCTTTATCTCAAAGATTGGCCAAGAAACAGCCTCCTGTTATAATCAAGGTTTCTAGTTATTATATGAACAACAGAGAAATTTTTGTTAATTTTATCAACTCATTATTTGAGCCTTATAAAAAAGAGTTAGAAAATATGGATGCAAATATTTCTTGTGAAACAATTGGTAATGATAATAAAGATGATAGGGGGTTTTCTCTTTTAACTCATCAAAAAATTGTAAGAGATTACATGAATATGTTTACACCTTATCGTGGGTTATTATTGTACCATGGATTAGGTGCAGGCAAGACAGCAAGTAGTATTGCAATTGCAGAAGGTATGAAAGACACAAAAAAAGTCATAATTATGTTGCCTGCCTCTTTAAGAACTAATTATATGGAAGAATTAAAGCATAAAGGTGATTCTTTGTACAAAAAAAATCAATACTGGGAATTTATATCATTAAAAACAAACCCAGAATCTTTGACAACATTATCTGCTGTTTTGAATTTATCACAAGATTATATTATAAGACAAAAAGGTGCGTGGTTTGTCAATATTAAAAAACCATCTAATTATGAAGAATTAACATCCATAGAGAAAAAATCATTAGACGAACAATTAAATGAAATGATTCGCAATAAATATACTTTTATCAACTATAATGGGTTACGTTTAAAAAGACTGGAAGAACTTACATCAGGGTTTACCAAAAATCTGTTTGATAATTCTGTTGTTATAATTGATGAAGCTCACAATTTAATCAGTAGAATTGTCAATAAAATTAAAAAAGAAAAGAACATTCCTGAGAACGAAAGAGGCGAGAAGGAGTATTCGCCAAAATTTCTTTCTGTAAAAATATATGAATACTTAATGAGCGCAAAAAATGCAAGAATTGTGTTATTGACAGGTACGCCTATTATAAACTACCCTAATGAATTTGGAATACTTTTCAACATTTTACGAGGATATATCAAAACATGGAATTTCCCTTTAAATGTCAAAACAACTAAAAAGATAGATAGAAATTCACTTCAAGAAATGTTAGTTGGAGAAAAATCACTAGATTATCTTGATTATTCACCTTCTAGTAAGATTCTTACCATTACTCGTAATCCCTTTGGGTTTAAAAATAAAATAAAACAGGATAGTGGATACAAAGGCGTATCAAATGTTAAACGAGATGACTCTGGTAATAATATTTTTGACAATGATTTTATCAGTGATGACGATTTTGAAAGAAAAATTATAAGTATTTTAAAAAGAAATGATATTGATGTTATATCAGATGGAATAAAAATAAGAAATATGAAATCACTTCCTGATGACTTTGATTTGTTTGAAAATCAATACATTGATAGTATTACAAAAAAATTGAAAAATGTAGATGCATTAAAACGTCGTATTATTGGATTATCATCTTATTTTAAGAGTGCACAGGAAAGTTTATTACCAACATTTAATAAAACTTTAGGTGTAGATTATCATGTTGTTAAAATACCGATGAGTGATTTTCAATTCAAAATTTATGAATCTGCACGAAGAGACGAAAGAAAACTAGAAAAGGCGTCTAAAAAACCACAAAAATTAGATGAATTATATAAAGAAGCTAGTTCAACCTATAGAATATTTTCTAGATTGTATTGCAATTTTGTTATGAACGACAGACCTGTTCCAATGACAAAGAAAAAGAAAAGTGAAGAACTTGGTGAGGTCGGTGAAGAAGAAAATGATAATGATATTACTAAATTATTAAAAGATGCGCGCAAAGAAGAAGTTAATGTAGATGTTAATGATGAAAATGAAGGTGAAGAAGAAGGTGACCAAATTTTAGATAAATTGGGTGGAAATACATATAAAGAGAGAATTGATTTTGCAATAAAAAATATAAAAGATAATTCAAATAATTATTTGACTCCTGAAGCATTAGCTAGGTTTAGTCCAAAATTTTTACATATTCTTGATAACATTAAAGACCCTCAGTATATAGGTTTACATTTAGTTTATAGTCAGTTCAGAACACTGGAAGGTATTGGACTTTTCAGTTTGGTATTAGAAAAAAATGGATTCGCTAGGTTCAAACTTAAAAAAAATGCTTCTGATATTTGGGAAATAGATATACCAGAGGCTGATTTGGGAAAACCAACATATGCTTTATATACAGGAACAGAAACCGTTGAAGAAAAAGAAATTACGAGACGAATTTATAATGGTGAATGGGATTATATTCCAACTAATTTAGCTAGTGATTTGAAAAAAATTGCACACAACAACAATATGGGTGAAATTATTAAAGTACTTATGATTACATCATCAGGCTCAGAAGGTATTAATCTTAGAAACACTCGTTATGTTCATATTATGGAACCATATTGGCACCCTGTAAGAACTGAACAAGTTATTGGGAGAGCGCGTCGTATATGCAGTCACAAGAATTTACCTCGCGCACTTCAGACAGTTGAAGTATTTGTATATTTGATGGTATTTTCACCAGAACAATTGAAATCAGACGATGCAATTGAATTAAAACGCAAGGATTTATCCAAAGGTGAACCCAAGGTTCCTGTTACAAGTGATCAATTATTATATGAAATATCAGAAATAAAAGCTAATTTATCTTTACAATTAACCGATGCTATCAAAGAATCCGCATTTGATTGTTTTATTTATTCAAATGGTAAATGTATGAATTTTGGTGATCCAAAAAATAATAAATTTTCTTATGTTCCTGATTATGCAAATCAACAAAGTGATGTTACTGTACGAGCTAATAAAAAACAAATAGAATGGGAAGGTAAACCAATTACTTTGAACGGAATAGAATATGTATATAGACGAATAAGTCCTAGACAATTAAATATTTATGATAAAAATAGTTATTTGCGAGCATTAGAAAATATTGAAATAATACCAGTTCAAATTGGTACATTAGAAATAAATGAAAAAGGTGAACAAGTATTCAGACAATTGTAACTTAAATCTAATAACACAATGATATAATAGCGTCTATTATTTCTTTTTCTTCATCTGTTAAGGTATTATAAAATAAAGTGACATCATAATATTTTGACAATATTTTATTGTAAAATATATTTACTTTTGATTTTGTTTTAATTGCTATTTTATTAGAATACTCATTTATAATTTTTTTTTTATCGTTAGCAATATACACTCGTAATAAAGTATTTCTTAGTCTTAAATTTAATGATTTATCAGAATAACTTATTAACACATACCACAACAAAACAATAATTGATAAATATTTCATATTATTACGATGATATATTATTATAATACTTGTATAATAATATATAAATATTTATATTTCATTTTTATATTTTATAATTTTTGTAGAATCAAATCTAATTTTTCGTTCATAGTAAGCATTTCTTTTTTAAGTTCATCTATTTGCATTTGATAATTTGGATTATTAATATTATTATTATTTTCATTTGAAGTTATTTTTTTTAATTTTCCAAAGATACTCATCTCTTCTTGGTGTGCAGGTAATTCTTGTACATTAAAATCAGGCTTTTCATCTTCCCAGCTTATATGCTTGTTAGTACTAATTAATTTTTCATTTTTAATAGAAGTTTCTTTTGGTTTTAACCAAGTATTATCATGTGTATTATTATTTTTATTGGAATTATTTATCATTTCAATGTCATAATTGCGTTGTTCTTGTATTCTTTTAATTTCTAATTCAATTTCACTCATAGGTTGGTCTAAATTATCACTAAAATTAGGAACTGGTGGTATTGGTAAAGACATTGCATTTGTGAATTCTTCTTGTTTTTTGTTTAATTCTTTTTCAAAAAGCGTTATTCGGTCATTTTGGATATCTTCAAATGTAATCGGTTGTTTAATTGGTTCATCTTGATGAATTTTTATTTTTTTATATTGATTTGTTGTGGAAGAACCTTGTATATTATTTTGGTTATTAATTTTTATCACAAAATTAATAATTAACAAAATATATTTTTTATTCATCTCAATCAATGTATTACAATTATTTTGTTCTGTCATAAAGAAATCTCTTAAATTTGATTGAAAAATATGCAAAATAGTTTTAATTTTAACTTCTGAATCACATAATTGCTTAATTAATGGTTCATCTATTAATACTTCCCATAATAATTCAAGATTTTCTTTTTCTAAAAAATTATTTATTGACATTGGTATATGTTGTAAGATATATATATATGACAAAATATAACCTTTAATTTATAATTTATAAAAATAATTTAATACATATTCATTAACCAAAAATATGTATAATAATATAATGTTAAAAAATAAGAAAACAATAAAAAATATTTTATGTTAAAATGTGGAAATTTAGTAAAAAAATCATAATATTTTATTTGAAAACTTTATCACTTTTACACTGTTTAATTTATAAAATTATTAATTTTATCTATATCATATTTATATTTTTCAAATAATGCAAGTAAATCTTGATTTGAAATATTATTAACATTAGTTTTTGGTGTTTGATATTTAATTGGAAAATTAGTTATTTTTTTATTTAAAAAAGTTTCTAATTTATTCACTATATCATATTTAAATAGTTCACAGGATTTAAGTATTAATAAATTATTTTTTTTTACACTCGTCCAACTATTAAATTGTTCAATCATACTTTTTAATAAATTTTCATCTGATAATTCAACATCTTTATTATTATTCAATTTTTGTTGATTTACGTCCCAAATTCCATCACCTCTATTTTTCATTGATATAAATGACTTTATAGGATTATCATAAATGTAAATAATTGGTATGTCACATTCTATATATTTTGGACAATGACATAAAAATTTATGCCAAATTTCTGTTTTACAAACAAATTTATTTGCTTCTAAATAATTAACTAGTATATTGCTGCAAGAACCACCATAAGAAACTACTAATAAATTTAAACCTTCCGTTTTTATTTTGTTTTGTATATTATCAAAATTATAAATCATATATATATATACAATATAAATTATACAAATATTATTCAAACATACCAAATATATTTGAATTTCTGTATAATTAGAGTGGAAAATATAATGTTTATAATTGCTCATTATAGTAAATTTTTCTAAATTTTTGCATATATTTATCCTTTAAAATATGTGTTTTTAAATAATGTTCTGTTAATTTATCTTCCAACATATGAACAATAAAAAAAATGCTGTAAATACCACATTCAGTATTGCCATATTGATGTTCAGTAGGGTGGTTTTCATCGTATTTAAAATTAATTCTCGGGGATAGCTGTTCACCTTGTAATTTAATTCTTTTTACAAATTCTTTAATCTCATTTGGTGCTGTTCTACCTACACTATCAAAGAAAAAAATGTGTCCTTTTTTTATATTAATAAACATAGAAATCCAATGTTCACCTGGCAAATTATGAGGGTCAGTATTAAAAATTATCCCGATTTTTGTTTTGCCTTGTTTAATTTGTTGTTTCAAATTAAAATTACACAATTCTTCCCAAACACATTCACCATATATTTTTTTTTTGTCAAAATCTATTGGCGATGGTCCAATAAAATCAAAACATTTGTATGCTTTTTCATATTGTTTCATAACTTTAATAATATCAATACTTGAAAGCCATTCATTTGGATTTTTTTCCCATTCATGTGGGGATTCCGGTGCAAACGATTCTTTAAAATTTTCATCTAATTGACCAAATTCATGGTTTTGTTTTAGCCAACAGGATTCTTTGTTACATAGGTCAGATAAATAATTTGATAACAAATTGTGAATTTCTTTTGGGTCATTTGTAGTTATTTTTTCATATGGATGACGAACATTCCATTTATCTCTAAGTTTAAATAATGATGCATCAGTGTAACAAGTAAAATCTTTAATTTCTTTTTTATCTTTAGGACTACAGTTAACTTTATTTAATTCTATTGGGGTTGTTTTTAATTTGTGCGTATGTTTGTTTCTATTATTTTTGATAGTAGCATAATTTTGCAACGTTTTGTCATTTTTTTTACTCTTTATTCGTAATGATTTATTATATTTTTTTTGATATTTTTTCTTTGTTTTGATATTACTATATTTTTTATTTGGCATCTTACTTTATATTGATATTTTCTTTTTTTTGAATTCCTTTATTTCTTAAATTAGGTTCTTGTAAATTTATTTCTTTTATTTTTGGTAATATTATTTCTTCCTGTTTTTTAGTTGTTATTATTTTAACAAATTTTTCTAAACCATTTGGAATCTTTACTGAACGCATGAACAATTTATCTTTTTCATTATCATAATTATCATTTTCATTTAATTCAAAATTATTTTCTATTTCTGCATTAAAATCTTTGTATTCTTCCTGTATAATGTCATTATTATCTATTATTTTAAAATATTGTACACATGTTTTAATATAATTATCAAAACTAAATTTAATATCAGGGTTTATTTCATTATAATTATCGTCTTTTTTTAAAAGCAATTCTTTTGTTAAATTTAATATTCTTCTTCTATAAAATTTTTTATCTTGTTTGTTCACAATTTTAGGTTTTTTAAAATTATCTTGCATTTTTTCATATACTTCTTTATTTATTAAACAATCCAAAGTAATTTGATTTATTATATTTTCTGTCATTTTATAATAATAAATAAATTATTATAAATCTTTTAACATTTACAAAAGTTAAATATTAAATTTCAACAATTATTTAATAATATTAAATACACATTTGTATTTCTTGATAATTTTAAAATAATCATTTGTTTCGTTTATTATATCATCATCTATATAGTTATTTAAATTGATATAAATAAAATTCTTATTATTCTCTAAATTATTTGGTATTATCAAATTATCATAATCACTAATTAAAATAAATATTAAAACATTGAGAGGATATAAAAGAAAAGATAAGGGTCCTGAGAAAGGTGTATGGAAATTTACTAGTTACCAAAACCATTTTAATATTGAAACACCTTTTATTAATAGCAAGAATAATATGTCTTCTGGAGAGTGTGAAATATTAATGTGTGTAGATACTTATTTATTAAAAGATAGTAATGGTGTAGAAATAGAAAAAAATCTCAAAACAGTATGGTGGATGGGTTACAAGTATTAAGTAATATTTGCATGATATGTTATAGATTTTTATGTAAGTTTAATTATTTTATATAAAAATCTGTAAAAAATAGTTATCATTTTTTCATATGTTTACGCCTTTTGTTTGAAGTTCTTGTTCCCTTTTTATGTGTTTTTTTATGTTTTCTAGTTTTAGATTTTCTGGCTTTTCGTCTGCGAGTTCCACCTGCTGTATTTCTTCTATTTGGTATATTATCTTCTTCTTCTTCTTCTTCTGCTTCCTCAGCATCTCTGCGTATTTGTTCTAATTGCTCATCTATGTCTAATACAACTGGTGAATAATTATAAGCATTTTCTCGTACATGATAATCATCAAAACACGTTCTCGCTCCGTGTTGTTGTAATAGCATAATTAATTCTTCATATTCTTCATCATTATAAATATTACTATAATTATTAACAAACGCTGCCCATTTAAACGGACACCAATTTAATCTAGCATCACCGTCATGTTGATTTGGGTTTGCACCTGCTACTAACAAATCTCTAATTTCTGGAATATTTCCTCTAATGATAGCATTTATAAGAGGAGTATAATTTCCGTTTAAAGCTGAACTTATTCTTTGTTGTTCTGTTGGTGCACTACCACCATTAGTTCTAGTATTTGGTTCAATATAATAACCACGTCTATTGTCATTAATACGTGGATAGAAATTATATGAAAATGGTATTCTATTATTATCATAATCATTTGCTATATTAACACCATTTTCAGTCAAAATCTGTCCTATAATATTACATGCGGTTTGATTCTCGCGTAACTCGTCATTTGGTCCGTATAAATACATGTAATTCGTCCATTTCATCGGTGACCATCCTTCAATATTATCTCTTTCATTTGGATCAGCGCCTTCGCGAAGTAATCTTAAAACCGCGTGCCAATCGCCTTGTTGAATTGCTCTAATAAGCGGTGTATACTCATTTAGGTTTGCATTATTATTATTATTATTATTGTTATTGAATTGCTCCACAGGTATTCCATTATCATCTTCATTGTTAACAACATGTTGTTTTCCTCCTTTTAATTTTTTTCTAAACATATTATATTGCGTTATTATTTATATAAAATAATACAATATTATAATTTCGTATTTATGATAATAAATCTTTTACTTGTGCTCTTGTTGGGTTTGAAAACATGTAAGTACCAACTACATTCGGGTTAGGATTTGGATTAAAACTATCAAAGAATTCTTTTTTAAATAATAAATCGTGTTGTTGAAATTGATTCATAATTGGTTTAAAAGAATATGAATATAAATCACTATTACTACTTGGAACATAAACTGCTTGACTGCATTTTTGTAAAGCATATATTTGGTTTCTTAACTCAGATTCTGTATTAATATTATACGCAAATCCTGACCATGGAGACTGTGTATTTCCTGGATTAAAAACACTATGTGGATTAAATGTAGGACATTGGTTCATTTTCACATCTAATTCTTTTCTTGTGTCAACTATTGGTAAATAAGAATATTTTGTCATAACAGGTCTAACATCTATGTATTGTTGTAACATTTGGGAAGGAACATTTCTGTCATAAATTCTTCTATTTGTGGTATTATGAATTTCAGATACACATTCACTTTTCATATTATTACTATTGACGTTGTTATTATAACTCATTTAATTACTATACACTATGATATTATTTTTAT